TCATCGCGCACCCCCCATCTGGCGCTTCACGCGCGCCCAATATCCCATCGTCGCGGGCTTGCTCGCCCCGCGAGGCCCCCCGTTCCACACGCGGGCCTGGACCTCCGGCGAGGCCCCCGGCGCGTAGGTCTGGAGGTACAGGCTCGCCACGCGGACAGCAGCCTTGCGGTCGTGCATCTCCGCGTGCGTGTACCGGGTCCCGTGGTGGCGGTTGACGTCCTGGACGACGGCGGCGTGGATTTGCAGGGCACCACGAGCCATCCCGTGGTCGCCAATGGCCATGTCATTCCCGCCGGATTCAACGGCGAGCAGGGCGGCGAGCAGGGCGGCGTTCATCGCGCACCCCCTTCCCGGGCGCGGAGCATGGCGTCGGCGATGCTGTACGCGTCCAGCGCTGCGCCAGTTGAATCATAGCGGCCATGCTCGCTCACGAGCCCCGCCAACGCCTGCCCCGCGAACCAGTCGCGGAGGGACATGCCGTTGGTCCCGTACTGGATTTGCCCGTCCGGGTGATGCGTGTCCGGAACCGGAAACGCCGGTCCTCCGTCTTTCATATTTTCCATGTCTCTCGTCTTTCTCTCTGCGTTACCGGCGTCCTGCCGGTCGGTGTCGCGGTCTCACTCGCGACGGGTAGAGTTAAGCCGCGTTTGCATTTCATTGCAATAGATTTGTTGTGGAAAATCGCGGCCCGTTTCCAATGGACTATTGCGCGTTGTTCCGATGCGCGCCCCCGATCGCGGTCACTTCATGCGAACGCGGATATGGTCTCGGATGCGCTCGGCCCACGCCGTGCCGACGAGCGGCGACGGGAGGCGGAACACCGTCCATCCCCACAGCGCGGCGGTGTTGTACTTTTCAGCGTCGGTGATGAATCCGCCGAGCCGAGTGTGTCGCCCGCCTTGGTACGCTCCACCCTCTATCTCGATGGCGATGCGCGTCTCGACGTGGGCGAAGTCGAAGCGCCACTTGCGCGAGTCCAGGAACCGATGCTCGACGACCAGCTCCGGCCCGTTGACGGCGCGCCAGCACAGCAGGAACCGGCGTTCCAAAGCGCTCACGCCTTGGCCTCCTCCAGCAACGTGATGCTGCCGGTGATGCGGGTGCGGGTGTAGATGCGCCGCCCGAATCGGTCCTGGTGGACCGTGGCGTCGATGTCGCCCTCGACGCGCACGCGCGCGCCGGGCTTGAGCAGGGTGACGATGGCGATTTGATCCTCGCGCATCGTGCAGATGTTGACCCGGTCGTAATACTCGCCCCGGTCGAACGACGTTGCGTCCTCCATCTCGATGGTTGCCTCGACGAGCGTGATGCCGCCCTCGCCGCGTTGCAGGCGCCCTTCGCGAATGACGCGCCCGATGGCCCAGCCTTGCGGTGCCTTCATGCGGCCTTTCCTCCGTGCCTGAATCCACGGGCGGCGTTGGCGTCGATCTCGGCGCGGATGGCCTCGGCCAGCGGGATGTCTAGCTCCCCAGCCAGGTCCATGCATCGGACGACGGCACCGGCCAGCTCGCGGACGAGCGTGTCCTTGGTCTTGGCGTCGGCCCACGTGTCTGGGTCGTGCTTGCGCACGGCCTCCATGGCCTCAGCAACCTCGGACGTTACGAGGGCCAGACACGCCAAGATGACGTTGGCTTGCGCCCCAGGAACACCCGACGTCATGAGCCTGCGCCGGTCATCCCACCACCCGTTGGCGACGTTGATGCGGTGGGCCTCGCGTTGGATCTCCGCAAACTGAATCTCGAAATGGCTCTTGATCATGCGGCCTCCTTCTCCGGCGCCAGACTCGGCGCGGCGTGCTTGGTCTCTGCGGCCCCGTCGAGGATGTCGTCCATCCGCGCCTTGAGGCCCTTGCCCTTCTCGCCCGTCAGCTCGCGCACGATGCTCTCAAGCTTGCCCTTGGCCACCGTGACGGCCCCGAGGAACCGCTCCGGCGTGGCCCCGAGCGCGGCGACGCGGTCGAACACGAGCTGCGGGTTGGTGATGCTCTCCCGGGCGACGCCGGGCTTGAGACGCCAACCTGGGATGGCCTTCTCGTCCGCCTCCAACATGCGCCGGGCCTTGTCGCGCACGCTCTCGATGATGGCCTCGGCCGCGCGTGCAGCGTGGAGGAACCCGGCCATCTCCTCGGGCGTGAGGAGCATCGCCCCGAAGCTTCGTGGGATCGGCTCGGCAAGAGCCGTAACAAGCCTCCTGCCCTCGGGGCACGCGGCCTTGGCGGAGCAGTATTTGCACGCGGACGGGCTGGGCTTGCGCTCCTGGCCCGGCGCGGTGGCGCGCTTCACGATGGCGTCGATCTCGACCTTGGCCACGGCGAGCGCGATGTCGTCGTAGTCGCAGACCGTCGGGCAACCGGCGAGCGGCTGCACGATGGCCACGCGGATGGACGTCGCGACGAACTCCTCGGCCACAAGGACGGCGAGGGCGCGCAACTGCATGTTGCCGGCGGCCTGGGTGACGTCGCCACGTCCGGTCTTGTAGTCGATGACGAGGGCGCGGCGCGTGCCCGTCGCGGGGTCCTCGGCGATGATGACGGCGTCGGGCTTGCCGGACCACACACGCTCCAGCCCGTCGGCGTCGCGCGCCCACAGGCGTTGCTCGCGGATGATCTCGACCTTCGACGGCCCGCCGGTGCCGAGCCAGTCCGTCATGAGCTGGTTGGCTTGCGTGTCGCACGCGTCGGCAATCTCCTGCTCCTCGGGCGTGAGGGCGACCTTGCGCCACGCCAGCCAGTCGTGGATGCGGTTGCCTAGCGCGGCGTCGTCGCTGGTGGTTTTCTCGCCATGGTCGTATTCCAGCAGGAACGAGCCGGGGCATAGTGCGAGGCGCTCCATGCCGGATGCCGACGGCAGGCGCTCGCGCTCGTCGGAGATGGGTGCGGTTTCGATGGCGCTCATTGGTCGCCCTCCGGGTTGGTGGTTGCGGAGTTTGATGCTGAAAACTGCTTTCGCACCCATGCGTCGGCGTCGGCGGTGATGTAAAGCAGCTTTCTCGGCCCGGGTAGGAGGAACGGCATCCCGTTCGCTCGCCACGTTGCCAGCGTCCTTTTGCTTACGTTGTAACGAGCGGCGGCTTGTTCGCTCGTCATCGTGAACTGATCCTTTGACTCAGTTTGATTCGGTTGGTTGTTCATCGAGTGCCCTCCGTTTTGGTGGCCACGGTCACGGTTGCGCCAGCATCGCGGACGGCCTTGCCAACTTTCTCCGGCATCGCGTCTCCGTCGCGGTCGCGAAGGGTAGCTTTAAGCGCTGCCTTGTCGGATTCGGTTTCCTCGGCGTCGTCCTCGTCAACCACAGTCAGAGGGAGGTTAGGTTGGGCCGGGTCGTCCAGCACGATGTCCGCCGTGGCCTTGCGCTTGATCGACACGGCGAGGGACACCTGCACGGCGCGCGTGTCGAGGTCCCATTTGATCGACACCGGCAGCGTCAGCACGGCGTGCTTGGCGTCGGTGGTGCGTTCGGCCTCATCCTGCGCGTTTTCCACGCACGCGTTGATGGCCTCGTTGATCTCGTCGCGCATCCCGAGGATGAGATTCGCGACCTCCTTGCCCGCAGCATCGGCGATGCTGTCGAGCAGGTCCTGCGGTTTCGGTGTACTCATTGTGTGTCCTGTCATTGCGCGTCGCCGAACCACATGCGCGCCCCGTGTGGTTGGTGAAATCAGGCGGGGGTGATGAAGGCGCGGAGGGCAGGGATGGTCTTCTCGCTCTTGGCAAGGCGGGCGGCGATGGCGGTGGGGAGCTCTTCGAATGACGCGACACCATTGATGTCGTACTTGTAGTGCTCAAGGAAGGTCGTGAACTGATCGAACGTGATGCCCTCGCTGGTCACGAGCGCGGCGAGGCGTTGCTGCGGCGTCTCGGTCGGCTCCGTGGGCGCGGCTTCGACGGCGGGCGCGGGCGCGGGCTGGGCCTTCGGCTGTGCGGGTGCGAGGTCTCCGTCGTCCTGGGCGAACGTCGGGACCGGCGTGGCGGTGTTCTCCGCGATGGCTGCTGGCGCGCGAAACACCGGCTTGGCCACCGTCACGGACGTGGCGTCTATGGCCACCGTCTCCTCGCTGGCGTCGTCGGCCTCGACGGCGTCGCGGAACTCGGGGCTGAGGGGCAGCATCTTCGTGAGCCTTCGCAGGGCGGTCTTCTTCTTCATTTCCTGCTCGGCGACCCAGTTGTCCGGATCCCACGTGGAGGATTTCACGTAGCCAGCGCGCCACGCCTTGTAGCCCTGCGACCCGTCGCGAATGGCATACACCTCGTCGATGCTCATGACCGCCACGGCCGACGCACCATCGCGCATCCGGGCGAACGCATAGACGGCGATGTCCTGCCCGGGCTCGGCTGGCTTCTCGCGGTCCCTGCGCAGGAACCACGGGACGTGCTCCTTGATCTCGCCGAGCGAGTAGGAGAACAGGTCTCCCTCGCGCACGACGTCGGCGTAAAGATGCGAGACGAGGCCGGACCGCATCGCCAGCTCGACGAGGCCTTTGTAGTCGAGAATCAGCGTGCAGACGGTCCTGTTGTTGCGCTTGTCCTCGAACGGGATGAGATGCGCCCGGCGGCCGTCAGGTTCGAGGCCGAACTGGGAGCACTGTAGGAGGCATTGGGTCACTGACTCCTGCGTGCATTGGGCCAGCTTCGGCACGCGCATGGCGGCCGTCAGCGCGACGCGCAGGAACCGGTCAGGCGTCAGGTGTCGTGGGAGCGCCTTGGCAACCATGGCGCGGAATCCGTCTGACTCCAGCCACGATTCGAGCGTGGCTGCTGGCTTGGCTGGCGGCGTCGATGCGCCGCGTGGGGTGATGTTACTCATTGGTGTCCTGTCTCTCGCAGCGTCGGCGCACCCATTCGGACATGCTGACGCCCGCGGCGTTCGCCTCCCGTCGCCACGCGGCGAGGGTGCCGTCGTCCACGAGGATGACGATGCGGTTGCGTGCTGCTCCCCCGGCTCGTGGGGGCCGTCCTGGTTTTCTGCGCTTCATGCTGCCCTCCACCACGGCGCACCGGAGCGGAGGGCAACACCCGGCCGGAGCCGGGGAGGGTGGTGTGGTCAGGCCTCAAATCCAACGGACGCGGCGCGGTATCCTCCGGCGGCTTGAATCATTCGGAACACATCAAACCCGCCACTGTAGTCCTTAATCCCACCGGTAATACGGACAAGGTGAGCAATCCACCGTTCGTGCCGAGCGCTGTCAGCCTTGGCGGTTTCCTTCCGTGCCGCTTCAGACTTGGCTTCATCTGCCTTGCGAGCCTGCGCCTTGACCGTCTTCGCGTCCGTCCCCATAGCGCGCGCGGCGCACACAACGCCGTAGTTGACCACGTCGCCGTCCTCCGTCTCAAAGGCCACCGTTGCCTTGAGGTTGTTGCGGCCGCAGCAGTCGCAGACGTTGACGCTGTCGTCGGTGCCGAGTGCCTTGATGATCTTGTTGCTCATGTCTCGTCTTTCTCGTTTTGTCGCGGTCTCACTCGCGACAGGGACACCATTGCCACTATTGCATTTTATTGCAACAGAAATGAGTTGGAATCTTCGGGCGAGATTCCAATGGACCTATCCAGCCCGCAGGCTCTCCGGGCACGGGATGCCCGCCGTCCATGGCCTCTCCCGATGCGACCCGCGAGGGCACCCGTGTCGAGGGTGGCAGCATCGATCCATGGCCCCAAGCCATTCGCAGGCCCGGCACGCGGCCTCCGTGGGCAGCGCGATGCGATATGTCCACCGCCTCGCCTGCGGTGCGGGCCGGAGCGGCGCGACGTGGCGCGTGGCGCGGAGGGTCATTTGAGCGGGACGGTCAGGATGAGCGCGCCCGTGTCAACGGGTAGGATGTTCCGGAGCGTGCGCCCAACGGAGTAGGTCGCGCCGTCGCATTGCGTGGCCGGGCCGGAGGTCTTGGCCCCGAAGATGGCCACGTTGCCAAGGTCCTCGGCAACCGCGCGCCCGGTGGACGGGACGAGGCGGCACGTCTCCACGGGCGTCTCCGTTACCGTGATCTCCCACGAGCCCGCGCCCGTGTTCCACGTCGCGCCGTCGCAGTTGGTGGGCGAGCCCGTCACCGTCCACGTCGTGACGCGCCGCCTATCCTCGACGATGGCGAGCATCTCGCCGTCGGTGGAGATTTGGTCCCTCCACGATTCCGGGAGCGCGTTCAGCGCGTCGGGGTCCACGGGCTCGAAGGCATAGGCGTCCTCACGCGACGTGTTGCCGATGGAGAACTGCGAGCCTACGCAGTTGGCGGAATAGCTAGGGTCCGAAGCGAACACAACCTGCCGCTCGCCCGTGGCGGACACGGCGGGCGACGGCCCCGAAAGGAACGTCGAAGGCGTCCACGAGCCGCCGTCGCCATGCCAGAGAAAGCCCGCGTTCGTCACGATGGCCCCGCAGTCCGCGCCAGCGCCGGATGCGTACCGTGTCCCCTGCACGGCCCGCGTTGGCCCGCTGTCCTGGTACGTCGTCACCGTCAACGACATCGGCAGCATCACGCGGTAGCGCGTGAGGAGGTTCACGGCGGACGCGAACTGGTTGAACGTCTCGGCGGCGAGGCGAACCGTGGGCAACGGCCCGTAGCCTGCGGGCCCATCCTCCCGCGCCTCCGATGGATTGATGGCGTCGGTGAGTAGGCTTGGAAGCGTGGTGAACGCCGACCGGCCGAAGGCCTGATAGCAGAGCGAGGCGAGGTTGAAGTCGAAGACGGAATGAACGCCGACCGCGCACCCGTATTCCCGCGACGTCTCGCCGTCCACGTTGCCCTCGCACAGCACGCGGATGTAGGTCTCCATCGCGGCGAACTCGTCCGCCGTCACGGGCACGTCCTCCGGGTCCTGCCGGTCGCCGCCGTCGTCGTAGGGCTTTGGGATGAGCTGGACGAGCCACAGGTGCGGGTAGCACGTGCCGAAAGGGTCGTCGGGGTCGCCCGTGAGGGACGACGATGCGCCCGTGTTCCCGGGGCCGGTCTTGTCGCATTGGCGTGACCCGTCGGCGACGTGGGCTATGTACTCCCGCAGGGCGTTCTCGTCCGTCCGATAGTCTTGCGCATCGGAGGTGAGGTCGCCCAAGTCCCATGTCGAGACGTCGCGCGCGATGCTTGCAGGGGCAAACGCGTGGTGGTGATGCAAGCGCCCAGTGAACGTGATCTTTACCTCCGCGCCATCGCGAACCGCTGACTCGATTTCCACGGGCGGCTCGTAGATTCGACACGAGCGGAAAAAGGGCTCCGTCGCCGCGGCGTTCAGCGTGCTCGCGGCGTCTTGCAGGTTCGTCGCGTACCGGTAGCCGCTGGCCACCTCGGGCGCGAGGTACAGGTTGGCGACGTCGGGATCAGCCGCGTTGAAGTGCGTCTTGAGCGTGCGCGAGTTGGGCGACAACGGACTCGTGGCGAACACGCAACGGTCGGACATGGCGAAATAGTCGGAGTAGGAATCCGGCTTCCACAACGACGTCCCGCTCGGGTTGTACGCCTTGAACTGGAAGAACCCAACCCACTCGTTGGAATACGCTCCTGGCCCGGCCTCGTGGGCTATGGCGTCCGTGATGCCGTCCAGGAGGTCCACCGTCCCGCGCGCGAGGGGCTGGATCCACACCACGCTTTTCCCATCCTCGACGGCATAGCCCGTGATGTTGGCGCGGGGAATGCACCGGACCACCTGACTGTACCGGCGCGCAGCGTCGAAGACGGCGTTGCGATTGATTGTGGCGAGGCTCCCGGCGAGGAACTGCCCGGCCCGCGTGCGCGGGATGCACCCGTAGGCCTTATAGGCGCGCCACAAGTCGGCCGCTCCATCCTCGGTCAGGCCGCTCCCGTCGGTGCCGTTGCCGTCTGATTCCCGCGCCCCGGCGATGCGCAAGACCGTAAACAGGTCGTGAACCTGGGGCCGATAGGCCAGCGTCTCCGCCAACTCCCACGACACGCCATCTCCGGACAGCACGCGCACCGTGAGCGTCTTGGCTCCGGCCTCGAAGGGCACCACGACCGCGCTGCCGTCCTCCGTAGATGCGGTGGCTACCGTGACACCATCCTCGTTGGAAAACGCCACCACGGCCCGGCTGGAGGCCCGCAGCAAGGCCGCGCAAAACCAGAATCCCGGCTCCGCAATGTGGACGCCGGATGCGCCGCCGCCGGTCGGATAGACCGGGGTGAGGCTATCGGCCCCGGCGTCGAGGGCTCGGGCGGGGGCGAGGTAGTATGGGAGCGTCAGGAACCGCCGCACGTCGAAGGCGTTGCCGAGCCACGGCGCGCCGTCCTGCACCTCGCTCCGGAACTGCTCAAGGCTGCCCCGGAACTCGCCAGCAAACCGATTTGCGATGCGTTCGACGTGCCCGCCGTGTGTTTTTTTTAGGGCACCGCCGCCGGAATAGGGCCCCTCGATCCACTCGTTCCGCGAATACCAGTCCACGGCCCCGCTGAACTTCACGACGTACCAGCCAAGCGGGAAGTCCAGCACGCGGTACACGTCGCCAGGGTTGGCGGGGCACGTCCCCGGGTACGTCACGACGTGCCCGTCACGAAGGCGCGTGAACTTGATCTCGTAGTCCGTCGTTTCGACGCTGTTGCCCGTCGCGTCGCCGCAGCCACCGATGATGCGCGGCGTTGGCATCCATCCTCCATAGGCTTTCCCGTGGGGCGTGATGCCAGCCGACACGAGCGAGAAGACCTCCAGCGCCGCGTCGAAGGCCGGGGCAGCCATGCGTCCCGAGGATGGGACGATGGCGCCGCGTTGCTCCTTTGCGAGCTGCCAAGCCTCTTCCGCCGTCGCGCATTCCCGGACGTCCAGCCCGCCAGCCTCGGGGTTGGTCAGGCGGTCGTCCTCTGAGTCCACGCCTGCGGCCTCGTTCCCGTAGGTGTAGAGGCCCAGGAGGCTCGCCACGTTGATCCCCTCCGGATCGCCCGGGTCGGCCGTGGGGAAATCGACGTCGGCGCCGAGGCCCTGGTAGAACTCGAAGAACTCGGCGTTCGGTGGCCAGAGGTTGCGCGACGCGTCCGGGTTCCGCAGTTGGCGGAACGCCGAGAGCCACCAGAAGGCCAACCGGAACGCTCCATCCCCAAGGCCCGAGCGGATCCTGGCATTGATCGCGTCGGCCAGCGCGGCGTATTGCGCCGACGTCACCGCGTCGCCCGGCTCCACGAGCGGGACCCTGGGGAAGACAATGGGCATCAGGCCGTGACGTTGCCGCCGTTGGCGGCTGCGGGGCCAGTGCTGGCAAGGCTGCCGGATTGCACGATTGAAACCTCGACGACGCACGAAGCGCCGGAGTTGCTGCCGTCAAGCGCATGCGTGAACAGCTTGAACGCAGTCGGCCCAGCCGATGCGGTCGGAAAGCCTCCGGTTCCGGGGAACGAAAATCCAGAACCGGGATGCTCCTCCGGGCCGTAGGAGCACCCGGCGCGCATGAATCCGAGCACGCGGTCCGTTCCGCCCATCGTGCCAATGACCATGACGACGCGGTTTGTGTCCGTGGACGTGTTCCGGAATCGGATGACATGGGACTTGGTCAAGTCCACAAGGCCGACGTCAACGGTGGTCAGGCTCGCGCCGACGGCGACGAGCTGCGTCAGTTGCGTCTGCAAATCCGGCGTCGCGTCCGTCGTCGCAAACTGCTTCGTGGTGCTGGCAGACGTGATCGTTGAACCGCCCGGCGTCGAGGCGGTCATGTTGCTTTGGAGGGTGATGTTCGAGATTCCCATGTGATGCTAGCCCCAACGGGGCGGTTGGTTGTTGTTGGACGTGAAAACGGATCGCGTGACGCGGGCAACGACGCCGCGCGTGGTGCGCGAGACGAGCGTGCCGGGCGAGCGGAGCACGGCTTGGAGTTGCTCGCGGCGGGACTTGGGGCGGGCGGTGGTTCTCATTCGACTAGCTCGTAAAGGAAGCGGTTGAAGTCTTCGGCGTACCAGTATTCGACGGTGTAGGTCCAGCGTCCATCGGCGGCTTGGCTCGCCTGCGGCGTCTTCTTCTGCCAGTAGCCCGCGAGGGTGTTCAGTTGACCGCTCAGGTTCAACGGAATCAGCGGCTCGGCGCGGACAAGCGCTGCGAGCGTGAACAGCTTGTTGCAGTCCTCGAAGCCGGGCGAGACGTTGGTAAGCGGCGGAAGGACCATCGTCTTGCGAAGGACGAAGGTGGCGATTGAGAAGGCTTCCGTGCCCTCCACGAGCGCCTTGATGATCTCGTCGAAGATTTCATCCGTCTTGCCCTCGACGCTTGGCAACCCGGGCGCGACAGGGTCCGTGGAGATAGCCGCTAGGACTGCCTTGAGTTCCGTGACCGTCTTGCGCGTGTCGGCCGTGTACTCGCCACGGACAAGGGCCTCGATGTCGTGGCGCATCATGGCCCGGTTTTTGAGGTCGGGGATGCGCGAAAACAGGGCTCGGACAACGGGGAACTGCCAGATGGATTTCTCCAGGTCGTTCCCGTCCAGCGTCCACGTCGTTGTCAGCTCCGGAGACGATATGGTTGTGACGACCGCAAACGGACTGGCCTCGTCCGGCGAGACCTCCCACGCGTATCCTTGCGCCGCGAGGGTCGCGGTGAACGCGGGCACGCTCGTCTTGAGCATCCGGAAACGCCGCTGCTGCGTGATGCCCGTGGCCGGGTTGAACGTCTGCGGCGTGGGCAGCTCGATGAGGTCGTATGTCCCGAAGTGCGTGATCATCGGTTGGCGTGCTCCATGTTGGCGCGGATGGCCCGCAGCTCCGTGAGCTGATAGTTGCCGATGGTCACGAGCTGGCTGCCCATGTCGCCGCGACCGCCGACGAATAGACCGATGCGGGAAAGGGCGTCAGACTGGAGCGCGAGCGGGATGGGGGCGGTGGCTGCAACTGCGGCGGTGGCAACCTCGGCGGTTGTTGCTGGTGCCTTGGGCTTTTTCAACGGGAGCGGAAGCGGTGAAAGGTCAACGCCCCCAGCGGTGCCTCCAAACGTCTCGCCGAAGATTGCACGCGTCAACGCGAACGCCTTCCCCTGCTCGTCCAGTTGCCTTCCTCGCGCAACCACCCGCGCCCAATAGCCGATGTCCTCGGAGCTTGCTGCCACAAGCTCGCGCTTCAACGCCTTGATTTGGTTGTTGGCGTCGTCGATGGCCTTGAGCGCGTCCTCCTCGATGAGCTTGATTCCACCAAGGTTGTTGAGCTCCACGATGACGTTGCGGATCAACCCCGCCTTTTTTCCGACGAGGTCGAAGAGCGCGGCTTGTTCCTTGGCTCCCTTGCCAGCGGCTTCAACTGCCGCCGTGATGACGTCAAGCGCTGAGCCTTGCGACGGGTCGATTCCAAGGGATTCAAAAATCCCCATGGCCTTTTTGTCGCCGGTCGCCGCAGCGGTGCGCAAATCCTCGACGGTACGCATAGCCGAGGCCATCACGTTGAACTTCACGCCAGCCTTGTCGGCGGCGACTTGCAGCCTTTGCACGTCGTCCGTCGAAAGTTCCAACTGCTCCGAAAGGTCCTGAATCTCGTCGGCCGTGTCGCGCATCATGTGCATGAACGCCTTGGCTCCGTCCAGGATCGCGCCAGCGGTGAACATGCCGGAGAGCCTGCCGTTGATCTCCTTTCCCATGGATTGAAACGCGGCCTCGCCCTTCTTTGCTGCCGCAGCCATGGCGCGCTCGGCCCCGGTCGCGTCGGCCCCGACCTTGAACAACATGCTCAGCATGGCACCGTGATCTCCCCTCTCGCAATCTTGGCCGCGAACTCCTCGCCCCTGCGGATCAACTCGGCCTCGGTTTCGTCGTCAACGTCCGGCGGCACCGTCAACGCGCCCTCCATCTCGGCCCACGCGATGTAATCCCAAAGTGCTTGGAGGTACGGCGTCTGATCCACCGTGGAGGGCGAGTAGTTTAGGCGCGAGAGAAGCACGGCCCGCAACCGCTGGCAAAACGGCACGCCGGACTGCGGCCCGTACTCGCCCTTAGCCTGGGTCGCCGCGACGCGGGTCTGGTCGTCGAGGTACACGCTCAGGACCTCGACGCCCTTGCGGACCTCCTCCGGGTCGCGCATCCACTCGGCGCGCGTCCACACGATCCACCGCATCCACCACGAGGCGCGGCGCCCGTTGAGGCGGCGGTCGGCGACGTGCGCGGGCATCGAGCAAATCCACGCGGCGAGCGCGACCTCGCCGGGCGTGGTGATGCTCTGGACGCCCAACGAATCGAAGAGGATCGCGTGGCCAACCGTGAAGGGCACGAGGCGGTATCCGAACACGGTGGCCCGCGTCCGCAGGGTCAGGCGGCGGTAGAGGTCGGCGGCGGTCACCCGACAGCGGCGTAGTTTGAAATGCCGGAGAACCGCTGGAGCGTCAACGTGTATGTCGCCTTGTCCGAGTTGCTCTTGCGGTAGCTCGCGGCCGTGCAGATGTAATCTGTGGCCGTCGGGTCTGTGGAGTCCGTGGAGTCAACGATGGTCACCCGCTGGCCCGGCACCGGAAGGGCATCCCGAAGCGTGCGCGCGTTGGCCAACGTCGCGCCTGTCGGATAGCACTCGATTTCGAGCGTTTGGCTTTGGTTGTACGTGGTGAACCCGTCCACCTCGCCGAGGTTGTTCCGGTGCTCCATCGTGTCCGTCGAGCGGGACAGCGATTGCGACGAGTAAATGATGGCCGATGCGTTGGTGATCGCCGTTCCATCCTTGCTCATGCCCGTCGTGGTGATACCCCACACGACGGCCTTTCCGACGTTTGAAACTGCCATGCTGCCTCCTAATAGACCGCGACGTCCGCGCAGTAAGCGCGGAGCGTCAATTCCCGGACCGCCCTACGTTCCTCGAACTCGCGGCGCGAACTGCGCGTCTCGATTCCGATGATGGACACGTCCGTCGTGATTGTGTTGAGAGTCGCCATCTGCTCGCCGATGTCGTCGTCTGCGGCAAAGCCGAACACCCGCTGAAACTCCTCGTCCAGCCGCGTAAGCTGGTCGGCCTGCACGTTGTCCGGGTCGAACGGGAAGATGACCTTGAGCGTTACGTCGATGGTCTGGTTACCGAGGTCGTCCTCCTCGCCGTCGCCCGCGACGACAAGCACGGCCGGCAGGATGGCCTCGGCGTCCGTCTCGCCGGGATGGATGCGGAGGTCAGGTTGGCCCGCCAAGGCCCCGGTGAAGACGAGCACGGTGCCGCGTTGCTCGACGTCTCCGGTCGCAACGCCTGCGGCGATGTAGCTTCGCGCGAGGAACTCGGCCACGGCCTGCTCGATTTTGGTCTGGATCATACGGTCCAGTATTTCTTCACGCCCATGCGCTTCGCCTTGGCCTTCATGGCCATGCTGATCTGCTTGTAGAGGTTGCGGTCGCGATTCCTCATCGCGGCCCGAACGATGCGCAACTCCGCGCCCGTGGCCTGAATGTAAGGCACGCCGTTGCCGCAGACAACGGACGCCTTGACGCCTTCAACGAACCTGTACACGGATGCTCCGGAGGCCTTGCCCTTGTGCTTGCGCACCCATGCTGGGCAGTCCTTCGCCGGAAGACCTAGCTGGTCGGCGGCGTGCAACCACCCCGCCTTTGCAATGCCGACGTTCGCCGCCTTGGCGCGGAACAGCTTGGCCAACCCAGCGTAGCTCGTGACGCCCTTCTCTGTCCTTGCCTTTTCAAACGTCGGCACCGTCCCGCGATGCACCAGGATTCCTCCGAAACCCTTGCGCGGCTTGCCTGTCTTGGGTTCCCGCGTCGCGTCAAACGTGGAAGCGTCAGCCATCCGCTCCATGGCAATCGTGCGTTGAAGGGCCTTGCTGCGCGGGTTCAACCGCTTGATCTCATCGAGGTCTCCGCGCTTTGCGGCCTTCGCGGCGACATTTGCCAGCTCTCCATTGTTGCCATCCTTGTCCGCAGTCAACGACCAGAACGAGTTTGCGGGCTTGAAGACGCGCAAGATGCTTTTGCGCACCGCGTCCTTTCCAGCCTGATGTTGCTTGGAGAACGATTCCGCCAACGGCTTGTAGGGCTTTCTCGTAAACGGCGGCGTCATGCGGATGCAGTCGCGAATGATGAGCCGAGCCTGCCCCTTCACGACTTCGTCCATGGTCTGGCCCATGACGTCGGCCAACTTCTGGAGTTGGTTCGTCCAATGCCCGCGATCCAATGAAGCCGTGATCCTCATTGGTTCACGTTTGCGAGCCGCGCGTTGAACTGGTGCCCGTCGTAATCGAGGCCAACGATGCGCATTTGCTGGCCCAGCACCGTGAGCTTCCGTCCGATGGACAGGCCCACGTCGTCGAGCAACGGCGACCCGGCCGGGTCCAGGATGGCGTCGCCCGCAGGGTCGAGGAGTTGGGACTGCGTGAGCGCCGCGACCGGGACGAGCAACGTGGCATCCCAATCGAGCGCCAAGCCGCCGTCAGCAGGCTTCGTGACGTCGGCCCTGCGGTCCACCACGCCGCGCAACGTCGGCCCGCCGTCGAGCGTGAACGACACGCCCATTGCGCTCGTGGCCTTGGCGAGCCCGGATGCTATGGCGGCGGCGAAGTCCATCAGTTCGCCGTGTCCCCGTGGATCATGTATTGCGACGCGGTGAGGCGGCGCGCCTCGACGACGTGCCACTGCCCGCCCGTGGAAAGATTACCCTGCTTGCCAGAGACCGTGACCCCGGAGCCCGCGAACGTCACCTTGCCCGCGCCACCCTGGACGACGCGGCACCACCAACCCGCGACGAGCCCGGCTGGGATCGTCAGCGTGATGTTGCTCGCGCCCGTGTAGTAGAGGGTTTCCCCGTTGTCCGCGTTGGAGACGCTCCGGCTTGAGGTGAGCGTGTCAACGGCCCCGGTCGTAAACTGCTCGGACACCGTGCCGAAATCCACGCGGCCAACGCTGGCATCGTACAACACGACCGGCTGGCCAACGGAGAGTCCGCCCGCGTCAACGAACGGCGTGAACAGCTCAAGCGGCCCCATGATCTGAGCGACGCCGTTGAGGTTGAACGACGCCGATCCCGTCGATGCGGAAAACGACGTGATCCCCGAGAACGCCATCGTTCGCAGGTTGCCGCCGTCCATGGTGAGGTTGCCAAGGAGCGTGTGGTTGCCTTGAAGGTTCGCGTCAAAGATGGCCTGCGGCGTGACCTTCTTGCCCGACGGTCCGGTTGCGTCGCGGAGATACAGGAAGTCCGCCGTGCGGTCGATTGCCGACGCGGCAAGCGTGGCGTATGTCGAGACTTCGGCCATGGCTACTTGGCTTTGACGCGGATGGTGTTGGTGAGGCTCGCCTCGTTGGCGTTCGTGTGAATCTGCCGAAGCGGCGAAGGCAACGCGCCAATGGTCAGCTTCTCGCGCACGGTTTCCTTGGTCGTGCCGATGCTGGCGTCAACGTCGGACGTAAACGTGGCGTTGGTTGGCACAGCAACGTAGAAGTTGCGTACAAGCCCGAGCTGAATCTTCGGGGACTGCGGGACGCCGCTGGAGACGTCGAGGCCCAGCACGGTGTTTTTTACGACGACGGACTTGCCGACGTTGTTGGCGCACCCGACGAGAGACAGCGTGGCGAGGATGGCGAGGATGGTCTTCATGCGATGTTGTCCGGAGGTGTTGGTGGGTTGGCAATCGGAACGACGGGCGGAGGCGTCCCTGGCGGGCGAGGCTTCGGTGGCCATGGGTCCTGATAGACAGGCTTCTTGGCCGCCATCATGGCGCGCGTCTTGGTCTTTGGTGTCTTCTTCATCTGCTAGGCTTGGCTGTCTCGAAGCGTGGCGTGACGTGAATTTCGCCAAGCCTTCGCTCGATCATCTCGATGCGCTGCTCCAGCTTCTGAATCATGACGCCGGTCTGGACCATGTGCGCGTCCAGCTTGCGCTCAATGCCTTGAAGGTTCTGCCATCCCATGATTGCCACGAGTGCAAGCGTGGTCGTGCTCGCTCCGGTTGCGACGCTGGCCTTGCTGGCCAAGGCTTCCATGGTCTCCTTGCTCATTGATTCGCCTCCTTCAACGCATCGCGAAACACCTGGTCCACCTGCGGGGGCGTCAGCCCAACGGCCGCGCCCAGCGCGTTGACGGTATCGCCGTCTCGCTCGATGACCTCAGAAGCCTCCCACTTCGCCCGCACGCGCGCAGCGTCGGCGCCGTTGTAAGCCCCAATTGCGGCCTTTATGGCGTCCTCCTTGCCCATGCGCCGGAGGACGAGCAAGAAGGCCCACTTCGGCACGCTCGCGGGAACGTACTCCTTTTGCGGCCCGGGGTTGGCGATTGCGGCAATGGACTCCTCTGGCGTGCCAACGCACGGCACCGCCAACTGCCCGAGCTCCGGCACTTCTGGAAAAGCGACGTAACGCATGGGTGGCGCGTCGTCCACCTCGGCGACGGTGACGACGGGGTTGCCTGGGGCGCCCCGAAGCGTGACGGATGGTGTGAGTGCAATCGTCATTGGGTCAGGGTGTATGGGATCGTAAATGCGGCGGTCGTTGCGGCGTCGAATGTCGCCCACAGCTGCGCCGTTGTCGCGGCCTGAAATCGAGAGGCCATCGTTTCGATGTTGCGCCCGGCCGCGACGGCTTGAGCGTTCACGATGTCGGTGCTTGCCGTGCTCAGCGTGCCGAGCGAAACCGTGGTTGGCGTGCCCGTGAGCACGTTCACGGCGACGTCCTCGATCAATGCCCCGGATGGCAGGGCGTCCCCGATGAGAAGGCGGGTTGCGACCCCCGACGAAAACGACCCGGATGCGTATAGGACGCCACGGCGGCGCGGCATCGTCCAATAGGGCGCGGGCGATCCGGCGAGCGCGGCGTGATAGTTGTTTGTTGAGCGGTCGTGCATCTGGAAGCCGACCCCGGTCTCGAAGTCCCAAGACGCCAACGCCCCGGCGCGCACGAGGCTGGACGCGTTCGTCCATGTCGTTGGGGTTGTCGCGGTCGCGACGAACTCAACGCCGGTCGCGTTGCTCGCCGCTCCGACGTTCGCGAAGTTGTCACCGGCGACATAGGATGCGATTCTATATCGTTTGCCGACGATGAGCGTTCCTGAGGTTTGGGACGTCTGGCTGCCCCATTGATCCGATGGAGAAACGCCTTCAAACGTACACGCCAGAATCTGCGCATCAGACAGCGCTCGGTTCCAGTAGGCGACCCTGTAATAGACGGCGTCGATTGCCGCGAACGCCCCTGTAGGGGAACCGATCTTGATAAACTCGGAGTCTATGGATGACGCGTTCGCGGCGGCGGTATTTGTGGCCGCCAACGCCCCGTTGACGAACACCGACAACGTCGTTCCGGAGCGTCGAATATGCAAGTCCACCACTCGATTGGAGTGTGTGGTCCAAAAGTTGGCAACGGTTGTGGTTGTCGAGCCAAGCGAGCCGTTCAGGGTGACGATGAGGTTTGGCCCAAGGATTTCGGAGCTGATGTTGACGGCTCCCATAAACGCCTCCGTCACGGTGTGGGAGAATATAAATTGATTCTGAATCTTCGGCCCTGGTTGGAGGCGAAACCAGTAGGTGACATCTCCGGTGAGGATTCGATTCGCGCCTCCTCCGGTGTTGGCGCTGGCGCGTTGGCCGGTCGTCAGGCCGTCAAATGCGAGTCCGCAAGCGAGGCCGGCGTTTGCGCGCGCGGCCGACGCTGCCTGGCCGTCTCCAACTGGGGCCGGGATGATGTAGGCGTTGCTCATAGCATCACGTTGAACGCGACATCGGCGGTGCCTGCCGCCGTGATCGCGATGATTGGCGCGTTGCACACCGTGCTGCGGCGGTCATCCTGATTGATGATGTAGCGCTCCCCTGGGCCAAGCGGGGTTCCAGGTGCGGAGCCGGCTGGCGCTGTTGGGGTTCCTCCGTCAATCGAGAAGTAAATGGTGGTGGCTGCGGACAGGTTGGAGACGATGATTTGCTTGCGCTCCTCGCCAGCTCGAACCGTGACGGCCGTAGTTCCGACAGTGACCTTTCCTGCAGGCATGGTTACTTCCCTCCCTTCTTGGGCTTGGCCTCGACGGGCGCGGGCTCGGTTGGCTTGGCCTCGGCCGGAGGTTGCTCCGCCTGCTTCGGCTCGATTGGCGACGGGAGAGGTTGGCCGCGAAAACGTCGAGTGAACGAAGGCCTGATGAACAGCATGGCCCCGCCGGAATTGGCGTCGATGGCTTGCTTGAACGCGTCCTTGGCCTTGCCCGCATCGTCTCCGACGTATGCGCAGGTCCATGCGTTGTCCTTGAAGATTGCCGTGAAGCTGGGTGCTTTCATTCGCTCGTGTTGTTCCGGGCGGCTGGCCGGATTGCCAACCGCCCGGAGGTTGGGGTTGTTCGTGGTTAGGCGGAAACGATCTTGATGCCAGCCGGGCGAGCGCCAGAAGTGCCCATCGCGGATGCGACGCCGTAGAGGACGCCCATCCAGTACTTGAGCTGTCCGGTGTTCGGATCGTACCAGCGGCGGAACTGAACCGGCAGCCCGAGGTCAGGGATGACAACGGTCTCGACCTCAAGGCCGGGGACTCCAGTCGGGACGTCCACGCCACGGGCGGCGACGATGAGCGCCGTGGAATGACACGCGAGTCCGGTGACGTTTACGGAGTTGCCGTCGCAGAGCGGGCTCTCGTACACGTCGAACCCGTGCAAGCGCGGGATGACGTTCTCGCCGATGGTGCGCGATTGGCCGGACGAGTCCACGGAATTGAGGTCCTTGGCCAACGCGGCGTAGTAGGTCGGGTTCAGGATCAGCGACCGGCGACTCTTTGGCACTCCGTTCGTCGTCAATTGCGCGGCCAGGTTCGCGACCTCGTCGCGGTTGAAGTTCACGGCCGTAACGGTAAGCTCGGTGGCTGCGGCGGCCGGGAAATTGGTGTCGTTCACGAGGTCCCAAACGTCCTGGAACATTCGAGCGCCAACCACGGCGGCGGCGGGCTGGATGAACAGGTCGTTGAGGTTGATGACGGACTTGGAGCGCTCCAAGTCCGAGAACTCCCAGACGTAGCCTCGGAACTGATTCAACGTGCAGGTCACGGCCGTCATGGCCGAGTTGCTCGCGTTGTAGTTCGAGCTGAGGTCCTGGGCGGTCGGCTTAGTCGCGAACCGCGTTACAACAGACTCGCCTGCCTGCGCGATGTCAGAGGAGAAATCCGTGGTGAGAGCCGACAAAGGCGCGAACGCCTCCAGCAGCGTGGGGAGCGACATCTCCGCAATGGCGGCGAGGTTTGCCCCTGCGATGGTATTGGTAGCCATGGTGTGGTTTTGGGGTTGGGGTTAGGAAATCAGGACTGCCTTGTGCTTGGCGAAGAACGCCGTGCGCTCAGCGCCCGGCTTCATCTTCGCGAACTCCGCGCGGATCTCGTCGGATGTCTTGTCCGACGCCGCGCCGGTCGCGGCGGCGGCGTTGCCGACGTCGTGACGGATGCCCTTGGAGGCGAGAATCTCGGCGGCCTTCTTGGCTGCCAGCTCGTCCACCTTGGCCTTCACGGCGGCTGCGATGTCGGGTGCCTTGGCGTCCACGCCGACGGCGGCAAGCACGGCGTTCGTGCGGTTGTCGGAAGCGGCGATGCGCTCGGTGATGTGAGTGGCGAGGAAGTCCGTGGTGCCGGTCTTCCGCGCCTCCGTAACGGCCTCGGGGGTCACCCCAAGGTCCGCGATTGCGGACGCGAGGAACGTATCCTCGGCGGCCGGTTGCACGCCCAACAGGGCGAGCAGCTTGGCGGTCTTGCTCATTTGTTTGGTTTGGTTGTCCGAAGCCTTCGCCTCGGGAGATTCAATTTCGACGATGCGCGGGGCGTCCACCTTGGTCAGCGCGGAGAAGAGGCGCGACACCTGCACGTCCGTCTCCTCGAAGTCCCCGGTGGTGCCGACCTCGCGGAGCACGTCCACGAGCGCGGCCGGATCCTCGGCGGTCGCGTCAACGGCCCCGTCTGCACCGGACGCGGCGCCAGTGGTCAGGACCTCGACGACCTCGCCCTTGGTCTTGCCTTCGCCATAGGACAGCTCGACGTAATCGCCCACGGCCAGCTCGCCCGGAGCGGCGGCGCGCACGCTGGCCTGCTTGGCCTCAAGCGCCTTGGGAAGCGATGCCATCGCGCGAATTGACGCAGACGCGGAGAAGGCAATCGGCGGAAGAATCTCGTCTACAAGCCCGGCGTCCTTGGCTTCCTGCGCCGTGAGCCAGGTGTCTTTTTCCATCCATCCGCGCACAGTAGACTCATCCTTGCCGGTCTTCTGGCGATAGCCGGAGACGTAGGTGGTTTCCATCTTGCCAAGCAAGTCGGCCGTCTCGCGCATGTCTGACGACGTGCCAACTGCAGCTCCCCATGGCGCGTGAACCATGACGTATCCGTTTTCCACGATGCGCACCTTGCGCGCTCCGGTCGCGATATAGGACGCAGCCGACGCGGCCACGCCCATAATTTCAACGGTTGTGTCGAGGCTGGCTAAGAACGACCGGATGGTCAGCGAGTCCAGCACGTCACCGCCGCGCGAATTGATGCGGACGAGAGGACGCTTTGACCTCGACGCCTGCATCGCGGTGATGAACTCGCGCGCGCTCCCGGTTTCCCATCCAATGTCGTCGATGATTTCGACGGTCACGTCTGGACCGGTCGGCGTTGGCGCTGCAATGGCCTGTATGCGAAATGGTGTCATGCGTTGGGGTCTGGAGCGGCCTGCACGGCCACTGGCGGAGGGAACGCTGCGGCCGGATTCATGAGCCACTCCATGGGCGCTCCAGTCGCGGCGGAGACGGCCTTGGCCTTGACGTAATCAGAAGCCCGCTCGTTGAGGTGAGTGTCGATGTCCCCGCCGTTCCGGCCGACAATTTGCGACAGCGTTTGCGTTCCAACCTTTAGGTTCTCGCGCTCGTTCTGCGAGTCGCGCCCGAGGTCAACGCTGTACTCGGCGGGCATCGAGAAATCCCACTCCATCCAGTCCGGCGAGAACGGGATGCGGCCCCGCTGGACATAGGACGCGACGGCCCACAACAGGATGGAAAGCGCGGGCTGGAACATGACGCTTTGCCGGTCCGACACCGTGCGCTGAACCTGCCCGACCATGGAACGCACGCCAGCGCCGCCGATCTTGGCGGAGTCCCACACGAACTCGTAGGGCAACCCGAGCCCCAGGAGCGCGCCACGCTTCAAGTCCTCCATGAACCCGATCCATGCGGGGGAAGGGCGGTTGGACTGGAAGGCTTGAAGGCTGTTCCCGTTTTTGATGTAGCGGATGAGGCCCTTCTCCATCACCTGCGTTTGGAGGCCCTGCTTGCCTCCGGCCGGGAGCGCCGCCGCGCCGATGGCCTCGCGCCCGATCTCGCGCCGTCCCGTGTCGTTGCTCTCGATGAGCGAAATGGACGACGCGGCTTTCACCGCAATCTTCTCGGCGGCCTTGGTCTCCTCGATGTCGTACCAATCGAGGATGCCGTTGAGGATGGATGGGATGCCGCGAGTCTGGGAGAACCACACGGGATCGAAGAACGTAACAACGCTCGAGGCCGGCAGGATGTTCCATGACTCCTTGCCGTCCAGCATCTTCCTTCCGCTCAGCAGGTTGTACCCAACCGGCCGCATGTAGGCGTCGTACACGATGCCCGCCGCAACGAACATTCCGACATAGCCAGCGGTGCCGGGAGCGTCGGGCACGACAGGCTCGGAGAACCACGCCGGGTTGCCGATGCGGTGCGCCTCCAGCCACTGGACGCGCGGCTCTCCGTCCATGTCCGTGAGCACGGCGAACAGGTCGCCGTCGCGGTCGATGGCCACGCTGGCGTTGCGGAGATTGATGCGCCAATCGTGCGGCCCGCCGCGCACGTCGCAGTTGCGCGCCCATGCGCGCATGACGGGCTCAGCGGCCTTGCGAAACGCATCGTCGGGCCCAACGTATCGAGGTTGCCACGCGTCCCCGACAACATACTTGGCCTTCTTCAAGACGGCCCCAGAAACCATGGGCGACCCGCCGAAGATATAGCGCGAGTCGGACAGCATGGAGCGATGCTGCCCGTTGGGGACCATGCGCCAGAAATCGGCGTCAAGGTTCGGACGCCAGCCACGCAGGTTCGTGTCCTGCGAGCCCGGCATGATCGACGACGACGACGTGAAGCTGTAGCCGTAGTTGCCACCACCCGACGCCTTGACGTCGGGCTTGGCTACGGCCTGCACCTTCCTGTTTCGTCGCCTGCTCACCGGAAGCGCACCCTCGTTTCTTGGTCTTCGCTGATGAAACTGTCATCAACGAAGGACATCGCCGCTTGGATTTCCGCGCCCCACTGTTCCAACGACCACACGCCGTTAGGGCCGTAGGTGAAGGACGAGCCGTTGGCCGAGGCTGAAACGATGTTATTGGGGCCGGGAGTCATCGCCTCCATGGCAGCATGGTACTTGGCAAGCTCCGCTTGCATCTTTGCAAGGGAGTAGCCGATGTACGGCCTGACTGGAACCATAGCGTGCGCCATCCGCGCGCTTCGCTATGGAACGCGGCGGAATTGTCAACGCTATTCTGCGGGCGTCTCAACGTCCGGCGTCGCGTCGTCCCCGATGAGGCGAGCCATGGAAGCGGCGACTATCTGCATCACCTCGCAGTCAAAGAAATGGTTGTCGCGCTTGGCCCGAATCCACTGCCACGAGTAGGTCATGCCGTCCGCGCCAAACTTCTTTGCCTTCACTTCCGCCGCCATTTGCTTCGCGTACTCGCTTCCGTGGTCCTCCGACGCGGTCCACAACGGCACGCCGTCGGGGCCGGTCTGCTGGCGGAGGAGTTCCATCCGATCCTTCGCCGAGTCGCCCACGAAGAACCATTCCCAGATGCGCTTGCCGTAGCCGGATCGCTGCAAGCCCATCATGGGGTCGAGCAGCTTGCCCTCGTCGTAGATGCGGTGCAGCCCGTCGGCGTGCTTGAACGCGCGGCGCTTGAACCCGCGCATGCAATGGAAACCATGGTCCGCGCAGATGCGCGTCACGAGGCCTTCGAAGGTGTTGCCAGAGTCCAGGAACACCCGCGACTCGCACGTCACGACGTCCTGCCCGTTGGGCATCCGGTGCTCGAACCAACGACCGAACGGCACGCCGTTGGCCTCAGCGAAGGCCGCGATTTCATGGGACGTGAGCAGCTTTGAGCGGGCCACGAGCCGCGACCTTCCATCCCTCGCCCACGATCGAACCACGGCCCAGAAGTGATTCCGTTGCACGTCAACCGTGAGAAACCGATACGGCCGGTCCTCCGGGTCCTTGGCCTCGTCGGCCCACTGCTCGCCTAGACGGTAGGGCCCGACCTCCAGCTTCGCGTCCGACGCGACGGCGCCAGCCTCGGCGCTCCACGGGATGCACAGGCGCTTGATGCGGAACTCGCGCATCAGCGACGGGTCGCCTGAGCGGATGGCGTTCATGGCCGTCGCCCACTCCGCCGCGACGCTCTCCCATGAGTCCACAGCAAGCGCGTTGAACCGGTACCCAATGACGTCCGGCCGCCCGTCGTCATTGTCGCGACGGTAGCCTGCGCCGCGCGAGCGGTCGTTCATCGCGCGTTGAACCGCGAGGCTCCATTGAGTCGGCACGCGACAGCACGGCGGGACCATGCGCACGCTCTCGGCGGTGCGGCCTACGTTGAGGAGTCCGCCCTCGTTGGCCACCTGCTCCACCGGGAACATCTCCGCGCCCCACTGGGGGACGAAGGCGTGGCCACAATGGGGACACGCGACGTGCCACTCGTGCCGCGTGCCGGAGCGCCACAGGACGTCCAGCTCGTGGCCCTCGTCCGGGGCCGTCGTCGTGATGACGTGCTGGCGTTGCCAGCGGTATGAGTCCGCGCGCTTGAAGATTTCGGCGATGGCCCGCTCGGGGTATTGCCACGCCTCGTCGAGGTAGAGGGTCTGCCCGCTCCGGCCGTTTCGGTGCGCCTCGACCTCGGCGCTCAGCAACTCCACCGGCCCGTTGTGGAACCGGAAGAGCATCCCCCTTCCGCGCGCGTCGGGGTCCGTGTACGTCACGCGGCGCACGCCATCGCACGCCCCGAGGAGCGGCCGGAGCTTGGCATCCGACAGGCTCCGCGCGTCCACTGATGTCCGGCTGTACCACAGCGCCCGGCGCGGCGAGACGGCCACGTTGCGGGCGAGATGGAGTTGCGCGGCCAGCGTCTTGCCCCTCTGCGGGGGCATCATGGCGATGAGCGTCTTGCCCTCCCCGACGTCCAGAGCCTCGACGAAGTCCACGATCTGCGGCCACTCGTTGCGCCGGAACGGTCGGCCGTCCAGGAGGACGTTGCGCTCGGCCCACGTGAGCGTGCCAACGGGCCTCATTCCACGAGGCTCCCGGAGGCGGCGCGCATCTCCTCGGCGACCCATGCGGGGACGCCGTGCCCGGCGTCCAGCTTCGCGGCCTCCTCGAAGGGCCGAATGAACGCGTCGGCGGTCAGCTCCTCCACGAGGATGCGCATGATGTCGGCGGGCTCGACGACGCCGACAAGCCGCCCGGCTGCCTCGCGGGCGATGCGCTGGATCCCGTGGCACGCTTGGATGGCGAGGGCGCGGATGAGGCGGACAGCTTCGGCGCGCCCGATGACGTCGTCCTCGGTGCGGCCCGCGCGACGGGCTTGGGTCAGCGCGTTGTTGCGCTGGTCGCTCAGCGGCTTGCGCTGCTCAAGGATTTGCAACGCCGTGGCGATGTCCCCGGCCGCAAAGGACGCCTTCGCCGACCGGTCCACCTGGGCAAGCATCACGTCCAGGTCCTCGATCTCCTCGCCGAGCGTGCGCTTTGGTTTGGGATCCTCGAGTGGCGCATCGGAGGTCGCTTTCGGGAGCATGCCCTTGGCCTCCAGCCAAGGGAGCAAGGCGTTGCCATCCACGCGGGAATGAATGAAACCGGGCGCGCCCAAAGACTTCGCACGCCGGAGCGTGGCCTTTGGAACGCCCATCTCCGCGCTCGCCTGCGCCATTGAGCTAAATGGGCGGGGCCAGCTCGCGGATTTAGGCTTCGCGTCGGCTTTTGCTCGGTTTTTCAAGTTTGTGTCAAAATTGGATGGGAGGCGGCAACCTTGCTTTTGCCCACCAACCCAAAGAGATTCCTTAACACGCCATATAGCGCGCCATATGGCCTATTGTATTGCGCGCCGTGGACGCTATTAGGACGCACGCTTGCCCCCCTTCGACCGCGCCTTGTCCTTGGCCTTGAGCCATGGGTGCGTGGGCTGTCCTGTGCGCTCGACAAACCTGCGCCAAGCCTTGCGCATCCTCTCCAGCTCTCGGGTGCCTGGCGGCTTCATAGCATGGTCAACTGCGCCGTGTCGCGTGCCCGCATCGCAACCGCGTCGTCGATCCGCGCGCGTGCGATGGCAAGATAGTCGGCTTCACGCTCGACCCCGACGAACCGGAACCCTTCGAGGATGGCCCCTCGGCCCGTCGAGCCCGAGCCCATGAACGGGTCGAGGACGACGCCGCCCGGTGGCGTGACAAGGCGGCAGAGGTAGCGCATGAGGTCGGTGGGCTTGACGGTGGGGTGGTGGTTCCAGCCCTTCGTTGACGCGCCATGAAGGCGGCTCTGTAGGCCATGTGTGCCGTCGTCGTTCGGTCTGTAATCCGCACAACCTTGCTTCGCCTCCAACCCCTCACACCCCGCATCCCTGTCGGCCTTCGAGGCCTTGGCGCAGTAGAAGAACCGGGCGGCGGAGCCGGAGTCGTCACACGGAAACAACCCCACGACCTCCTCGCTCCCGTCGTGGATGAGGTTTGCAGGCCAGCGGCCGGACTCGTGCGAACCGCACAGCCTGGGCTTCTTGCCCTTCCAAAATTTGTCTTCGACATTACAAGACATTTCCTTTTCTTCCAATTTTTCGTCCGTTGGCACCCTACACCCATCCACATTCAACGCCCCTGTCCCGTGCGCGAGGACGTTTTCGGCGACGGTCCCGTCGAGCGGCTTGCGCGCGACCGTGATGGGCTCAAGGGCGGGCTTCAACGCCGTGCCCCAGCCTTGCCACGCGCGGGCGTCTTGGGTGGCGGCGGTGTCTTTTCGCTCGTGGATTTGCTTCCATCCATGCTCCCCTTTCCACGCGCCTCCGTTCATTTCGCCTTTATCAATAACGCTTGTAACCTCCCTCTCAGCCCCAGCCTCCCGGTCAATCGCCTTCGACACGTCCAACGACTTTGGAAACCCGGAGCCGTAGACCCACGCGATCAGGTCCCTGATGTCAAAGCCAGCATCCTCGATGCGCACGGCCATGCGGTGTTGCGTGCGGGTCCCGGCGAACGCCAGAAGGTGGCCACCAGGCTTGAGCACCCGAAGGCATTCGGCCCACACCTCCGTGCTCGGCACGTCGTAATCCCATCGCTTGCCCATGAATGACAGGCCATAGGGCGGGTCCGTCACGACCGCGTCCACGCTTGCGTCTGGCAGCGTGCGGAGCACTTCGAGGCAATCGCCGTGGTGGAGGGTGTAGCTCATGGCAACCTCACCCCATCCGGCAACGGCGGCGTTTCGCGTGATAATGAATGCGCGTCCCTCATGTTAGTTAGCTCAGGATTTCCCAGTCCTCGCAAAGCATGTCAGTCTGCGATGCAAGCCAGCCTGTCAGCACCTTGTTGTCCGCCGTCTTCATGCGAATGGATCCAAGCGCCTCAATCTCTCCGCCGTTGGCTTCCGCCAACTGCTTGAGATGCGGCTCCTTGCACCACGCGGCCGGGACCTTGGCTGCTGGCAAAAGCCAGAGGTACATTCCCTTGCCGTTCCATCCTGCGCGGCACACACGCTCGCCACGCTTGAGCGCTTCGATAGCCTGACCGAAGCTCAGTCCTTTGGTTTTTTCCATGAGATTCACATTTTGACCCCCTCCGGCAACGGCGGCGTCCACTTCGAGGCGCGGAGCCAAGCGCGGTCCGTCGCGTCGGCCTTGGCGATGCTGAACCACGGGCCGTCCTCGCCATGCGAGAACAGGATGGGCTTGCCGTGCATCACGACGAGGCGAACGACCCAGCCGGAGCCTTCGCCGACGTGCTCGGTGTAGGGCCTCACGTCGCCATCTCCCATCGGTCGATGCCCGTGCCCTTACACACGACGCACCTTCGGTCGCTCGTCCCGGAGAGGCCCATGCCGTCGCAGGCCATGCAAGGCACGGATTGAATGGGAAGCCCGCAATGCTTGCAGACGTGGACGAACGCGGCGACGGGCTCCATTGGCTCATGTCGGCCGGCCATTTTGTTGGCGTCAACGGAATGGTCACGCTTCGCTTCGGCCACGCGACGGGAGCAGCCCATGAGAGCGGATAGCGGGAGCCCTGGGGGTTGACCGGCCATCTTCCCGGGGTCGGCAGAATGGTTGCTCATTTCACCCTCCTCACCACGTACCGCTCGCCGCAGCGGGCAAGCTGAGGCGTGTTCAATGCGGTCCTGATTTCATCCGCCGCGCGACGGGTCGAGAAACTTGGCCAGCGGCGGTCCGGGTCGTCTTGCCACCCTCTGTCCGTCCGCGTTTGGCCAACCAGCAGCCATGGCTTGTCGGTCTTGCTCATGCCTTCCTCCATCCATCTCGCCCGGTCCCGTTGCAGTCCGGGCAGTCAATCTCGCGGCCCGCGTCATCCGTCACAAACTCCATGCCGTGACACTCCGCGCACGCGGCGGGCTCGATCTCCGCGCCGCAGTGTCGGCAATGCCTCGCCGAAACGGGGCCGACCGTGTCCTCGGGCTCGTGGGTGCAGGTCATGGCTTGGCCTCCTCGGTTTTTCGCCACGATGATCCTTGATCTTCGCAATCCAACGCCAACCCAAGCAGTTGCTTTGCGTAGTTGGACGGTTGGCAGGTGCATGACCCGTTCGTGTGCATTCCAGTTGGCTCCTTCACCTGGCATCCAGCGTTTCCGCATCCGTTTCGGAGGCGATAGGCCAGAAACGCTAGCTGGTTCGCGACGGCGTTAGGGCTCACGGCTTGGCCTCCGTGTCCTTGTCGATTTCCGCAACGACCTTGAGCGCCGCTTCGATGGCAGCCTTCAGCGTTGGCCAGCACTCGTCGTCGATCCTGATTTCACCGGCCTTCGTCTCGTCCGCGTAGCTCTTGACCGCAAGAAACGCCCCGCCGCCCTCGTCCTTGACGCCAATCTCAAACGCCCGCTCGTCGAAGATTGTCGCGTCCTCTGGCCTCACAATCCACGCGATGGGATGGGTCTTGAGCTTCACAGCTTGGCCTCCTCCGCGACGAGCTTGTCGGCTAGGGCGGCAAGGGTGGGGGCCTCGACAACCGGTCTCAAGCATAGCCCGTCAAGGCCAACCACAATTCCGTTTTGGAAGCCAAAAGCTCGATGGCCTCCTCGTATCCAATCATTCAAGACCGCCAACCGCCTCCGGTCGCTATCTCCACCCTCCCTGGGTGCCTCCGACGCGCCTACTGGCACGCTTGGGGCCTTGGCGAGGCTCGCGGCGAGGCTTTCCTTGTACGCCGTCCATTCATCCATCGCGACCTCGATCTCTCCCCAATCCACGTAGAAGCGGGATCGGGCCGTGGTCATGGCCCGATGCATGGCGCCCCCGAGCTCGATGGCGCGCGACAGGCGAACGTGCATGACGTGGTTCGCGACGTGCGCGGCCGTCACAGCCTTACCGCGTTCCTTGACCATCTCCTCCAGCTCCTTGACCCGGTCCCGCAGAATCTCGACGTGATGCGCGGCCGTTGAACCGGGCTCCGGCGCGAACCCGTCCTTCAGACGCATGAGGTAGCCCGCAAGGTCCAGCGCCTCCTCGATTGCGTGCTGCGCCCACTGCTGCGGCGTGAGGTCTTCACGGTCCAGCGTCGTCCCGTACTTGGCGAGGCCCCGGGCGTGACGGTCGCGAAGCAGGCCGACGAGTCGCTCCGTCGTGATCGTTGGCTCCGGTTTCGGCTCTTGCGGAGCGTCCTGAACCTCCTCGACGGCGTAGGCAAAGCATGTGTCGGCAAGGCGGTCGTCAATCGCCGCATGGGCAGCCTCGCGGGTCTGGTATTCGTGAGCCCACAGGCCGGTGCGGCCATCGGGCAGTGTGAATCGGATTCGATAGCTCATGGTGGTCCTTGGTTGGCGGTCGCCCGCGTTGCTCAGTCGTTCTCGGTCACCTCGGCCACGATGCGCACAGTGAGCCCCTGGCTGCGGAGCCAGCGGAAGGACGCAACAGCCTCACGGCTGTTCTTATACACGTCATGGACGATCTCGATTTGGCGACCGCCAATCGTGCGCGTCACGTACACCGTGTATCGCTCGGTTGTGACGGCTGCGATTGCGATCCCCGCGCACGTGATGAGCGCGGCCAACATGTTTCGGAACTTCATTGTTTTCCTTCGTTTTGTGGTTTTCGGTCTCGGTTCAAAACGGCACGTCATCCTCGCCCTCGGCGTCAGCCGGTGCGGCCTGCTGGTCGAGCGGTAGGCTGGGGTGCGTCTTGGGCGCGGGTCTTGGCGTCTCCGGGGCGTCGGGCTTTGGTCCCCCGACGAAGTGGAACTCGCTCACGTTGACGCGGGTCTTGCTCTGCTTCTTGCCGGTCTGCTTGTCCTCCCAAGTCTCCTGCACGAGCTTGCCCTCGATAAGGGCCTTCTGGCCCTTCCGGTGGAAGCGTGCAAACGCATCGCCCTTCGGACCCCACGCGTAGCAGCTGATGAAGCTGCACCGCTCCTTCTCCTCGCCGGTTGCCGTCTTCCATCGCTCGTTGACGGCCAGCGTCCACTCGACGACGGACTTGCCGGTGCTTGTGGCCCGGCGTTCCGGGTCGGCGGTCAGGTTCCCCAACAGGGTCACGTGGTTCATTGCCTCTTCTCCCCCATCACAACGACCTTGCACGACTCGCGCAGGCGGCGGAGCAAAGGCTCCCCGATGTCGGGCCCCAGCCCGAGATGGTCCACCAGCGTGCGGCCGGACAGGTTCGTCGTGATGAAAAGCGGTCGGCCGTCCTTCGTCCGCGCGTCCACCAACTCCCAGAACTGCCCGGCGGTGGCGGCGGTCCACTTGCCCTTGCCCACGTCGTCCAAGAACAGGGCATCGGCCTGGGCCAGCCGGTCAAACCACTTGCTCAGCGTGAAGTCGCCACCGGCGTCCCTGGCGCCCCGGTCGAACTCCCCGGCGGTCATGGCGACGATGCGCGGGCGCGGCGTCTGGACGTGGTAGGTGCGGAGTAGCCGGAACATGCACCGCGTCTTCCCCGCGCCGGTCGGGCCTCGCAGGATGAGGCCAATGGGCCCCAGCTGATGCGCCGCGATCTCCGGCCATGCCGGGTTGGACTCGATGCGGGCCACGTCCGTCTGGCCACCCTCCAGCCTGCTCCGGTAGGCCATCGGGCAGATCCGCGCCCATGCGTCCTCTAGGTCTCGCTCGGCCTTCTCCAGGGCGGCGGCGGCGCGGCCTTGGGCCTGCCGTTCGTGCTCGGCCTTGACGCACGCGTCGCAGTGCAGTTGCCGGGCAAGGACCTTCCCGGGGCTGAACGGGCTCATGCAGATGGCGGCGGCGAACTCCCGGCCGCATGTCCGGCAGTTGGCTTGCTCGCGCGTGATGTCGTCGGTGGTGTCCATGGTCAGAATGATTCGTCGGGCGCGGTCTCGGTGCCGATCCTGTACTTCGGTTTGGCGGCGGCCTTGGCCTTCGCCTCGGCTGCCTTGGCCTGCTCGTTGCGCCACCATGTGGCGAGCTTGGCGGTCCACTGGACGATGGGCAGGCCGTTTCTCGTCTGCCACCCCTGCGCCTCGAAATGCTCCCAGAACTCAAGGCCGGTGGGCTCGGGGATGTTGAGCATCGAGCATGTCCGGAGCACGTCGTCGAGGTTCGGCCAAGCGTTCCCTCGCGCGATGGGCGGCTCGGGTGTCGGCTGCGCCGCCTCCTCTCTCTCTCTCTTCAAGTCTGCATCTGCTTCTGCTTCTGCTATGTGCGCGGTTTGCGTTACCGAAGCGTTACCAGCGTTACCGAGCGTTACATGTAACGGTTTTGGATCATTGCTTGGTGGCGGCTTGTTGCCAGGCTTTGCTTTGGCCCGGTGCCTGGCGACGCGCTCCGCCGTCTTGGCCTTTTGGTCCTCGCGGGAGAACGCGGCCCGGTACTTGGCATGGTTGACCAAGACCCATCCGCCCTCGATGACCTCGATTCGCCGCCCCTCCTTGTCCGGAGTCCGGCTGTATGGGTCCGGGGCAAGGAAGCGGTCTAAGGCACGCTTGGCGTCCTCCAGAGGCACGCCAGCGGCGCGGGCAACCCCAGGGATGGATGCCAAGACCTCCCCGTGCTGGTTGGCCATGGCCAGCAGGGTGATCCAGACGATGCGGGTGCGGTCGTCCTCCGACCAGATGGAGGAATGGAGGATCGACGCGGCGAGTTTGGTGTAGCCTGTCATTCAGCGCCTTTCGATTCCCCAAGACTGCCCTCCGCCGTTGAAACTCGGGAGAAGACCCCGGCCTTGCACCGGGAAGAACCCGCGTGGCTCATGGCCACCAGCGGAGGACAGTCTTGGAGTGTCGATTGCATTCGTTTCGAGGGGTTTCAAGCCCTTCGCCCATTCCTGGGCGCGGTGGTTCTACTCGGTTGTTGGTGGGTTGGCAAGTCGATAGAACGACCGGACCTTGCGCCCGACCCGCTCGCTCCGTTGCTCGATGACGTGGCCCCATGACCGCAGCTCGGCGACGCGGCTGTGGACCGCGAATGCCCCGGAGGCATGGGCCAGCTCGGGCATTGGCACCCAATCGCCCCCTGCGGCCTCCAGGCGCGCGAGGATGGCCCCGCATTGGCTCGTCCCGGCCCCGCTCTCGGCGTGTTCGCGTTGGGTCATGGGTTGGCCCTCCGATAGCACGCCCGATGCGCGATGCGGCCCTTTGCCCACGGCCACCAAACGGTATCCGTGAGGACTTGGCGTGCAGTTTGGAACGCGACTCCGCAGCCCTGGCAACGCTCTCCTTTGTACGCTGACGCGGCCAGCATCGTCATGGGTTGCGTTTTGGTTTCCCGCATCCAACGCTTTAGGTCGTCGCGGAACAGCTTGCGCAATTTCTTTCGGCGGTTGTTCTTGGTCATGGGTTGGCCCTCCTCGCCCACCCACGCGCCAAGGCGCGGGCGACAATCTGCGGTGCCTCCTCACGGAGCCGCTGGGCCTCTGCGGCCTCCAGCAGCCCCTCGCGGGCAATTGGGCCGTCCACGATGCGGTGGCGCACGTCCACCATGCGCGTCACGCGCGGCGGCTCGCTGTCGATCTTTCTGGTGCGGCGGCTCATTTTGTCCTCCTCACCGGAGCCTTGCAGGCCGCGATGGCGCGGTCTTGATCGGCGTCGATTGCGACGAGTATCAAATCCGACGCCACGAACAGCGCCATCGCGGACAGCGCAACGATCAGCAATCGCTCCAAGTCTTTAAGTTTCATTCTTCACCTTCTTGTACGTTGTTTGCGGCCTCTCCTCGCGCGCAACGGCTTCGATTAGGCCGTCCTTGCGCGCGCGCGCGATGGCCTTGTTTGCAATCCAAAACGTGGTTTTGGCTTCGAGGTCGCCGCGCGTGAACTCGTCCCCGTCGGCGATCTTGGCAATGATGTCCATTCCTCTCTGGCGCAGGCTCTCCGGCGAGGCTGGCCTTGCGGTTCGCCTCCAGACGATCTTTCTCGCGCCTTGCTCTCGCCCGTGGAGCCTGACAAGCCCGCGTTTGCCAGCGTGCCAAATGCACACGCGCACCGCCTCGGGCGTTCGGCCGGTTTGATTCGCGCACCCGGCCACGGTGAACTTCCAGCCGACGCGAAGCGTGCGGAGATAGTCGCTAAACCAACGCGGCATCGCGGGGAGCGGCCTGCGTTTGATGGGCTCGGGCGCGGGCGCGGCCTTCGGCAGGAACCGTGCCATGAAGGCGGCGGATGGGAGGTCGATGGGCTTCATGGCTTGTCCTCCAGCACGTCCCGAAGCGCGTGCATGTTGCGGGTCTCCAGTTCGGTCCACGGGTGATCCGAAGCGATGCTGTCGAGATAGACTTCGCGGGCAGCCTCCTCCATCCGCTTGCACCGCGCCTCCAGCTCCGCGACGCGGGCGCGCAGGTCCTTGTTCTCGGGCTCCAATGCGGACAGGCGGAGCCTCATGGCCTCCACGTAGGCTTTGGAGAATGTCCCGTATATTTCACTCATCGCGCACCCCCCATCTCGCGCGCACGCTCCCAGTCCGGCTTGGCGTTGGCTCGGAGCCACGCGGCTTGGGCGTCCCGTGCGGCGGCCCATGCGGCGTCCCGTGCGGCGGCCCCTGCGGCGTCCCGTGCGGCGGCCCCTGCGGCGTCCCGTGCGGCGGCCCATGCGGCGGCCCGTGCGGCGGCCCCTGCGGCGTCCCGTGCGGCG